TCGTGCTGCGCGAATCCGGCGAGCGAGTGAACCTCAGTCCGCGCGATCGTGAACGCCCGCGAGGTATCGAACGCTACACCGCTCTCTCCGTACCACTCGCGATACTTACCTTTGAGGGAGCGTGCGATGTCATCTGTCGGGACGTTCTCTTGCAGCCCCGCGGCGACGATCTTCCGCACCTCGCGCTTCGTCGAATCGAATACCGCCGTAATCTGCTCGGCGACGTACTTCGACAGGAAGCGCAGGATGTTCGGCGCGCCGACGTTGAAGCGGACACTGCGCTCTGGAATCGGCTTGTCTACTGCATCCCCGAAGTGCTCAATCACGCTCAGGGAGACGGCCTTGATCGCGCGCTCGTACGCCACGCGCCCCTCGTCGATCTCGCTGTCCAGGTCAAGCTTCCCCTTCGTGAACGCGGCAAGGACTCGCTTCTCTTCGTCTTGGAACAGCTCGCGGACACGCGCGGCGATGGCTCGCTCAAACGCCTTCTTCTCTCCATCCTTCGCGCGCCAGAATGCACCGATGGCGTTCTTGTCCGAGAGGTTCACCATGCGCGAGCGGCCACCGATGCTGACGCTTTCCCCGTCCGTGTCGAACACCGAATCAGACCCAAGAGGAATCATGGTGGCCTGGATGTACGCCTGCTCGCTGACATCCTCCGCTGAGAAGCCAAGGCCAAGGCGCTCGTTGATCGCACGCGGCGAGATATGCAGATTCGTTGCGAAGATCCGCGCCGTCTCCGCGGCAGACTTGATCGCTTCCACTACAGCCGGCGTGCGCGAGAGGTCAAAGTCGAGATAGCTGCCGTCGGACAGGCCAAGCCGCGGCACGAATTGCATATTCCAGGTATCGCGCGTGTCTCGCAATCGCGGAATGGTGACCGTGTTCCACAGGAAGACCTCAGCCGCACGCTTGTTCTCGTACGTCGTATCCTTCAGCCCAATCAAGCACGGGTCTACCTCGCACGCGGCGCAGATCGCATCGTTCGACAGGCCGAGCGACTGAATGAAGTCCACCTCTGCTGGCGTCAGCATGAACGGCTGGAACTTGAGAGTCGAACGCGCAATGAGGAGCTTGCCGACGTTCTCCGCGCCCGCCTTGTTCGCGGCGATGTCCGCCTTGAGGGCATCGTACACGTCCTTGCCCATGTCGCCAGAGAGGAGCCCGGACGGGCGCACGACCTGTTGCATGGACTTTGCCTGCGCGGTCTGCACGGCGTTGCCGGTATCGACCGCTTTCCCCGCGGCGCGAATCGTCCCGAGCCCGTAGACCTCCGAGCCGATGTCTACCTGCTGGATGTGGACTACCTCATCCTGCGCGTACACAGTCTCCTGCCCGCCGACGAGGTACGTGTACGACCGTCCGAGGAGAGACGTAGCTTGAATCAGGATGTTCTCTACGCGCAACGGCCATACAGCATCGCCGCCTGCATTCGAGTGGTAGAGCACGTAATCGCCCGCGGTGTCTGCGTAGAGCGAGTCGAGATAGAGGATCTTCGTCCATGTCTGGTAGGGATTCGGGGAGTGAAGGAACTTCACGAGTCGGTGGTTCGGATCCGTGACGGTCTCGACATCCCCGCCGTGGCCCGGCCTACGCACGACCCACGGCACGCTCGAGAACATGCGAGCCTTGAGGGTGAACGCGCGCCACACTACCCAGTGCGAACGCAGCCCCTCGTTGATGGCGGTTTGCACGCTCCAGTCACGCCAGGGCTGCGAGGACTGCATCCAGTCCGGAATGACCGTCGCCTTCTCGGCTGGCCGGCGAAGCGTAGATGCGACGGCACGAGCAAAGCCGTCTTCCAACGCCGTTGCGATGAACCCCCTCATCGTTGAGGCCACGAGGGGAAACTACAAGAGAACGGGGTGAAAAGCTAGAGCGGCCCTTTCGAGCCGCCCTGCTTGCTGTTGTGCCCAGGCGTCAGTCTGGGGCTGTCACTGTTTACGGAGATCCCGGGACCGCGGGAGTGGGCTCATAACCCGCGCCCCGGGCCTGTCTTTCGGGGTCTGCCACACACAGGAAGTCACGGATACAGCGCCGGGAATGCTCTCGACCGAGCTTCAACCCCCCACTGGGGATGCCTGATCCATAGATCCGGCCACGCCTATGGCGTTTTCCAGCCTCTCGTTCGCGCTTTCCTGGGTTAGTCCGTGTTTGCTTCGGCATGTTACTTCGTTCCCTTACTCAACAGGTCTCCAATTCCAAGGTGGGGCCGCTGTCTCTAGGTCGGTACATTGCGTCCACTTCACGACCCCACCCCCAACTCTAGCGCGAATGGCGCGCCCGCACGAAGTCCGTCTCGATGGCTTGCTCGATCACCGGGCGGATCTTGCCCTTCGGATGGACGTGCGCGCACGCCGAATAGCAGATCTCGTACGACTCGCGCAGGGACTTGCCGGGGTAGGCGCGCGACTTCTCGCCGTGGCTGTCCATCCGTGCGAGGTGCGCGGCCTCAAGGATCTTGCGAGCGTCACGTCCGGTCATTTCCACACCCCGCTGTACAGGACGGGAAATCCCAGCAGCCTTCCCATGAAGGCGTAGCAGTGCGTCTTGCCTGTACTCATGTTGAAACGCGCCTTGTAGTCGAGGGGATACCCGCCACAGAGCATCCCGATGTCGATGAAGTAGACCTCAAAGTCACTTCCGCGCTTCATTCCCGACCAAGCTCCTTGCGCAACTCAGCGAGCGACACGGCGGCGGGGGATGGCTTTCCCGAGACCACTTGCCCCCGCGCCGCGCGCTTCCCCTCAGTGCCAGTTGACATCGGAGCCGATGATGGCACCGCCGGCACCGTACCCGTGAGAGGGCTCTTCATAGCTTCTTCCCGCACTCGGGGCAATAGATCGGAGAGACCGGACCGAGACTAACGAATGACGCTGTAGTGCCACGCCAGACCTTTACACCTCGCCACTTCTCGCAGCACTCCGAGACGGCCTCCTCGATGGTGATCGTGACGCGGTTTCCCGCCTTGAACGGAACTCCCCACACGGAGCCGTCATAGTTTGGGGTCGTCACGCCGAGCTCTTTATTTCGCCACGTCATTTCTCCCCCTCGTGCCGTTCCACGTACTCGATGATCGCCTGCGTGACGATGTAGTTCACGGAGCGGTACTCGCGCTTGGCGATGGCCGCGATGCGCTCAGGCAGGTTCTCGTCCTGGTACTTCGCTGCGATGTAGATGGACAGCTTCTCGGTCTGCTTCATCCCTGACCTCCGCGCTCAGTATACGCACGAACGGAGACAAGTCAATAGGAACGGTCCTCAGTAGTCCACAAATTCCGCATCCCCGCCCTCCGCGAGCATCAGCTCGTGGCACCCCCATACCATACTATCCATGCGATCTGGGCTGAATCCCATATCTTTTACTGTAGATCCCTGGACCCATGACACCATCTGATCCTCGAGGTCAGGGAACACGCCGACATGGTAGCCGCGCCCTTGCTCGTACAGCGCCGCCACGGGCTCCGCGCGCCGGGACTTTCCTTGCGATGCCCATACGTCATCGTAGGCGACGTTTGGGTCTCGGACGTGGATCACGTCTTCAACCATGTCTCCGCCGTTGTTGCGCTCCCCGACCACTCTATCTGCCCGCCACTGGTAGTACGCCTCGATTGCCCGGGTGCCCCATTCGTCTGGCGTGTAGGTGCCACTGAGATCATCCAGGACCACGAAGCGGTCACCGCTCTTGCCAGCAACGATGATGCCCGTCTCGATGCCCTTGGATTCCGCCTCGTCACCGGAGGATGCTGCCGGGTCCACTGCGACCACGATACGCTCGCACTCCGGCGCGCCGTCGAGACGCTTGATCATCTCCATGTTCCAGAGTGCGCCCGCCGCTACGTCCAGCCACATGCCCAACAGGAAGCGTTGTCGGTTGCGCTGCGACAGCCGCCCAAGCACGTCCTCGATGTAGCCTTCAGGCAAGTTCTCCCGGTTGTCTTCCGGGTTCATCAGCATCATGCCGTAGTCGTCCGGCTTGGCGAGCATTGCCTTTGAGGATGGGTCGCGCTTCTCGACGAACTTGAGGTAGGTCCAGTGCTTCTTGTTGGGCGGGTTGCAATCGAAGAGCGCCTTGTTGACGAGCCCGGAGTTCTCCGCGAGCCGGGTGAGCGCCATCTCTACCGCGGCGTGCGTGATCTGGCTGCACTCGTTGAAGAAGATCGTGCTCCACTCGGTACCGAGGATCTTCTCGGTGCGGTCCTTCTCGTCGAGGCCGCCGATCCAGATCTCCGATCCGTTTGGGAACGTGATGAAGTAGTCCGAGTTGTTCCATTTCACCTTGACGTCGGGGCAGACGAGAGCGATCACCTTGGGCAGCGTCTCGTGCCAGATGCTGGCCTTGGCGTGGTTGAAGCGGAAGCGGAGGATCAGGTGACGCGACTTGGCCTTGAGCGCCCGCACGACGAGCGCGTAGAGGATGATGAACGTCTTGCCGGACCGCGAGCCGCCGTAGAGCATGACGTTGCGCGCCGGACTCGCTAGGAGGTCAATCGCCCCGCGCTGCTTCGCGGTCTTCTCAAACGCGGGCGATGGATTCGGCATACGCCATCACGAACTCCGCCGCGACTTGCGGCACGATAGCATTGCCCGCTCCCCGCAAGAGGCCCACTCTGCCGGGAACCCCATGAGCCAAAGGCTGAATCGTGGGTTCAATGCGCCGCGCTTTTCCGTCGGCACAAGGGATGAGGATGCTGCCGCCCCAGGGAGACGGTCGTCGCCCTGAGATGGTCCGCCCTTCGGGCCGTCCTGTTGGCATGGCGTGGGCCAACCGACAAGATCCACCGTCCTCCGGCTGCTGTCGTTGTTCCCCGCCTCGTTGTAGCCGTTCTGTGCCGGAGTCCCGGCCATCGGTGAGGGCCATCCCGCCATCTGCGCGGCAATCGCAATCGGCATCCCCGCACCGTTCCCGTTGTAGCCCTTGGCCTTCAGCGTCTCTGCCCGCGCCCGCCAACTCTCCAGACTCTCGCCGTCGTTCATCGCGTTCGCATCCGGTGTAGGCCACCCAGTAGAGCCGCTGCCGGATGTGCGGCGCGCCGACGCCCGCAGCGCACAAATCTGCGGCCCCGACTCCATATCCCATCGCTTCCAGGTCAGCGCGTACTCCGGCGATCCATCCTCGCCCAGCCTTGCTCGCAACCTGTTCTCCAAAGACGACTGGAGGGCGGCACTCCGCGATGAGGCGTCGGAGCTCGGGCCACAGGTGACGCTCGTCTTTATCTCCGCGTCCTTTGCCTGCGACGGAGAATGGCTGGCAGGGACAAGATCCGGTCCAAACAGGCTCATCATCAGGCCATCCGGCAAGGCGCAGGGCGTAACTCCATCCACCAATGCCTGCGAAGAAGTGGCATTGGGAGAATCCGAGAAGATCGCTCGGTCGGACGTCCGCAATGCTTCTCTCGTCCACCTCGCCATCAGCTATCAGTCCTTCCTTGATGAGTTCCCGCAGCCACGCGCAGACCTTCGGGTCGTTGTCGTTGTAGTAGGCTGTCACGACTTGCCAACGTAGACGCCATGCTCGGGCTTCGTAATCAGACAGGAGAGCGGATAGGAGAGCGCGACGAGCGACACGCCCGCCGCCGTTGGCTTCCAGAAGAAGAGGATGGAGTCTTTCACAGCTTCTCGTCCTGCTTGTCGAAGCGGATCAGGATGGGGCCGCCGTCCGCTCCCGTGTGCTCTACCGTGTCACGCCAGCCGTAGTGATTCTTGAGTGCGAAGATGTGCCCCTGCCCGTAGCCGAGCCCGCGGAGCATTCGCTCTTCGAGATTCGCCTCGATTCGAAGGCGGGCCTGAAAGATGATGTCTGCCTTCTCTGCGTCGGGGCCGCCTGGATCTTTCTCCCCCCGCAACATGATGGCTTTGAGTGTCTCGGGACCCGTGCCGCAGACGACGGCAAGCCGCGTGAACGTGTACGGGAGCGGATCGGGGACTTCCATGACCAAGCCCTTGCCGACGTGAGCCTTTGTGGTGTGCGCGTCGCACATGGCGAAGTAGCCCTCGACGCAGCCGCGAAGCTCATCGGCGGTCGTGAAGTTCGCCTTGGTCTTTGGCATCGCTCCCTTCTGACTCTCCGAGTTGGCGCAACTGCTCACGATCGACGTTGGCCGGCTTCTTCTTCAACCAGTCGGCGCGGATCGCGTAGCAGGTCTTCGGCTTCGTGAAGCCCTTGATGCGTTCCATTCCCCTCCATCCCCTTGAGTTGAGCGAGGGGGAGGCCGGTGGCTCAGTCCGACCTCCCCGGAGTCAAGGAGGCGTCCGCCATGTTGCGCGGAGCGATTGAGACTACCTCATGCGCCAACGGAAGACAAGAGACGGATCCGACGCAACGGCTACCGGCGGCATCACGAAGCACGACGTCAAACACCTTCCGTTGCTCGTCATAGTTGCAGCGGACCTCGGCACAGACCTCGCTCCCGCGGCGAATCACCCAACGCAGCGCGTCCCCATCCGTGATGTCCTTGTGGCGGAAGGCAAGCGTCACCGGATCTTCACCGCCCGATCGGATGAGGGTGCGTGTAGTCCTTCAGGCTGCGCATCGAGGAGTTCCAGCCAGGCGTCCTCTTTGATCTTCGTGAACCGGAAGTGCGTAACGATCTGGCGGAGCTCGATCCTGCCAGTCGAGTACTGCCAATCCTCCTTATACCGATACGTCTCTGTGTCCACTGCGCCGATGATTGACACCCTCGACACAACGGGCACTGAGAAGTCCAAGTGAAGTTCGTCGTCGCGCTCTAGACAAACCTCGCGCCGAAGCTGGAAGACGATGTCGATGAAGGGCGCACCAACAACAGCGAACTCCCCGATCTTTTCTTGCGTTCCGTTGCCGCGTTGCAGAGTTACCGAGATACCATCCACGC